ATTCGAGGCTGTTGTTATAGTACTACTATAAATACCATTTAGATATATTAATATAGTTCCATTTCCAATAGCAACCATAGTTAATATCACAGCTTTACCACTATATTGTTCTAAGTAAGTAGTACTTGCTACTGTGGTATTAGATTCATTTCTTATAAATATCTTATTCCCTGAAGTTCCTCTTAATCCAATAACAGTATTAACCCCTCCAATAGCAAAATCAGTTTGAGAGCCTTTTCCATTCCAATTCAAAACAGTAGTAACACTCCAAGCATCTGTAGCACCAAAACTAATAGTGGGGTGAGTCATATAATTAACTCCACCATTAGGATTTTTTAGAGCATAACGTTCATTAGGTGCTATATTACCACCTAAAAATGGTTGATTGTCTGCTGTTGCTTGAACTGCATTAACTGAAGTTCCATCCTTGGAAGTTAATCCATAAGCCTTACTTACTTTTCCACCACTAGCCTTAACGCCAGCATCTCCAAGCCATGCAAATTTTATTGAATTATATAAATTATTTGATTTGCAAAATAAATAATATCCTGCAGTTACTGCTTGGTTTCGAATACTACCGCCATCAACATAGGTGTCTCCGAGATATTTACCAAGCATAGTAGACACATCCCCTATTTTATGAAACGATGAACCAGCGCCGACTCGTGCCCCTGATAAAGCTCCTCGATTATCCATGATTAAGCTATATAATCTAAACCAGTTGCTTTTGCGATAAGGATCTTATTCGCTGTCATTGCTGCTATTACAGCAATCTTTACTGTACAATTTGGTCTCAACTGAATATATTTTCTAAATGTGCTATCAATAGGTAGCCCCTGTATAGCGTTGATAATATCTACGTTTGCTGCGACTCCGTTAGTACCGCTTGATGCTGGAATATTTACTACACCACAATGATGAACAACTGCTCCATCCATGATATAAATAATTGCGTTTATAGCTGCTGAATCATTAGTAGAAACAATTAATGAATTAATCATTCCGCCATAAGCTCCTGCTGTATAGACTACTTTTGCGTCTGCTGCAATTCCATCTACATTAATTGCTGTTAAACCAACTGTTGATGCGCCTGTTCCTAGAACTGCCACCCCACCATTAAGTACTGTTGCGTACCGTGGGATATTTACTGCTGCTAAGGTCATATTTTTATATTTTAATTATTAGTTTTTAAATGAGTTTATTAATGCCAATTGTACCTCTACCATTAAAGGCGTGTAGTAGTCTGTGGCTTGTCTGACTTTTAAGGCAGTCATTATTTTGCTATCTTCAGTTCCGGTCTCGGCATCTGATTGTGTGGCAAATTGTAGTACTGTAGTTAATGGTACCATGACTGACCCTGTCCAACTGTATTGAACCGTAGTGGATCTATTGATGAATATCCTATTTTTAGCATTTTCATCAGAAAGATATCCAACTACCTCTGTCCAATAGCTACCTCCACCTAGCCGAGCCGGAGCAACTACCCACACCCTTGACACTTCTAGACGACTCGCAGCTCCTATAGCGTACGAAATTGCATACTCACCAGGATCAAGATCAGTTGGATCTGGTAACAGGTCTACCTCTACCCAGTAATCCAAGTACAAAACATCTAGTGCTTTGTTTTCAAGTGCCGTAACACGGACGTCTAAGCTATCAGCCGCCACCTGTGCGGCATCAACGAAAAAATCCTGTGTAGCCGCTATAAATGCATCTAATGTTGCATATTTAGTAGTCCCTGCAGCACTAAGATATATTGTAGTTACGTCTAACGGTCCAAAGCTAATTAAATCATTCTTTACTACCGGGGTAATAATAACAGTAACGGTATCTCTAACCGATAACATCATAGTTCCAGATGGTACAAAATCATTAGGACCTGGACCACATACCCAATTATTTCCTGTTTTAAATAAATACATAATTGTATATTTTATTTGTTTATATTAAAAAAGGCCGGTCTAATAATAAACCGACCCTTCTTAAAGTTTTATTTGAACTATTTAATTAAGCTATCCAAGCAGAAATTTTAGTAGCTAATGCGGCTGCTGTAGAAGTAGCACCATCAACAACATATACTTCAGTTGTAACTGCAGTACTTTTTACATATTGATTATCTGGAGATTGATATTTTTTATCAATTTCAATAACAAATGCATCATAATGAGCAGTTAAGTCAACCATTAATTCTGGTTTGATAATTGGCCAAGTAATTCTATTAGTAATACCTTTATATGCAAGAGCTGCTTGTTCGCGGTCTCTAACTATATATGCATTTCCTTTACCAGGATTAGCGGTATAAGTAGCAGTAACAGTTGCGCCATAAGAATCTTTAGCGCTATTAAATCTTGAATCCACTATAGAAGTATAAGTAACTACTTTAAGATTAACTTGAGAATAAGGAGTAATTGCTTCTTTTCCCTGCGTTCCAAATCCATTAGCTGTAACATCTTTTGCTGTCAAAATAAGAGTATGGGTACCAGAGGTAGCAGTTACTCTAGCTCCAACATGAGCGGATATTCTTGTAATAAATTTTGCAATTATAGTATCAATAGTTTCACCACTAGCAGCAACTACTTCATAAGAATGAGTAAATTGTCCTGGGTGTTCGTAAATATCTTTGTAAATACAACGAACTACGTAGCGATAACCAGCTGTAATAGTTGCAGCAGTGAAATTAATAGTAGTAACCGCTTCTTGTTTTGCAGAATATTCTGTAACAACTAAGCTTTTTACTTCTGTTTTAGCAAAAGGCATTGAATATGTATGGGTTCCGTCTGCTTTAACAAATCCAATTTTGATTTGATTACCAGCGGTACCAAGTGCTGTTGCTATAGAATCTGTATGGATATCTAAAACTGCACCGGTAGTTGCATTCGTCAAAAATACTTCACCAACAGACAATGAACTTGCTGTTAAATCTACATTTGTTCCGACGAATACGGTATTAGGTTTTTGTAACATAATTTTTATTTTTTATTTAGTTAATTTACTTGTCGACTCAGTTCATAACTATCGTTTAGTTCTTCTACTTTCTTATTTCAGATTTCCTCGTTGATACTAAACTGAGATCTTTTTTACTCAATTACTTGAGATTCCTGAGAATAGGTTTGATACCTACCGTCGGAAATATTTTCTAACGCAAGACGAACAGCAGTAACTGTTATTTCATCCCACATGTGATCTGGCATTGTTTCCAGATAATATTTTTCAAAATGACTAGAATTCCATGCGCCAGCAGAGTGTCCTCCTGTTTTGCATATATATTCATCTCCATTATATCTAACGAATCGTCCAGCGGTATATGGTATGGTTGGATCAAATTTTGAGAATTTATAATATTCTATCTTGTCTGGAGATTTTATATATGAGATTCCATATTCACTTACAGCATAAGTACCATCAACATATAGATATATTTTATTATTATTGTAGAGTCTTAATGGCTTAGCCTTTCCGTGATTAAATAAATGATCAGATAGATTATTGTTTAGATTGGAATCTATATTTTCTATAGTGCATTCAATAATGTCTATTCTTTGATTTTGTTTAATTGAATTAGTTTTTTTATCATAGTATGATATCTTAACGTATTCACCAAGTCCTATCCAGTAATTTTCTGGATATGAATATTCTTGATAATCAAGTAATTTCCATTTAGATGGGTCAAAATTAGTATTTGCAGTAGTTGCAGCAGAGCATCGGTAAACGTTATAAATATTTGTCGAAACTCCAGTCACAATCGCGCCGATGCTATATGCCACACTTCTATCAAAAATAGCAATAGTAGTCTTAATGGGTTCTATGTTATTTACTAGAGTCCTTAAATCATCTGTTCTTTTTTGATTTTGCTGGAATCCATCTTTATGTACGTTCAACCCAGAATATCTAGTTTTGACAATACGCTCTATTGCGGTATTATAAAAATAGTCTATTTCTTCTGGAAGAAATGAAGGCATACTAGCTATCATATCAAGCTTATCTGCCTCTAGTTTAAAATTTCTATGTAATTCAGTTATGGTCATGTAATTTATTTTGATTCCAACTCATTAAGGATGGTCAATTTTAAATCTTGATTCTTTTTATCGTCTAAATAAGATACTGCGTCATCTAATGACGTACCAATTATATCGGTACCATATAGATATGCATTCTTATTTTTGCGAATAATATTTTTGGCAATTGCCGTTTCGATTAAGAATTCAGTATTTCTGGTTTTATTATTAACCCATTTAGAATAAAACTTCTCTGGACTAGTTTCTACTTGTTCAAATAATTTAGCTTCAACTAATTCATTTGTCATAGAATCTGCTTTAAATCCAAATAAACGAAGACATCTACGCATTTCATCAAGTGACATTTTGTCGAACTCTTTAATTGCATCACGTTTTCTTTTATTTATTCTATTAGACTCTTGAGCTTCTGCATCTTTATTAACCATTATATAGTCAGTTCCAGGTTTCATATCATTGAGTCCGTATGCTATTCTATGGTGATTTTTAAGAAACAAATATTTTAGTTCATCCCAAGGCCTATCAGTATCTAATACTAATTCTTTATTTGTTATTTTTACTATAAAGGACGTCCAGTATTTACTGTAAGGAGCTAATGTTCCTGGTCCTAAATTTAATGCCTTTTCCAATCTGTCTGCATCTTCCTGAGTAAGCCCAGTATGCATGTTTCCAGATCTTGTTAATGCTGGACAAATATAATCAAAACATGATTTATATTTTATTACTCCAGCCCACGCATCTTTGCGTTTATGTTTTATGATAATTTCCATTCTTTCGAGTATAATTATTTATATATAGTATTTAATTAGCTACATAAATGGAAATCAATCCACATATGCTATTCTTTTAATTTCCAGATGAATTTAATGTTTGCCATAGATCTACCGGATCCGTTCATGGCATATTCGCCACTTAACTGTCTTTGTATCGTCCTTCTATCTGTTAATGTAGTCCTACTTGCCTCTATAATACTTGGGAATTCATTTATAAAATCACCTTCTATAGAATATTGTTGAACTATTTTTGCTATCCTGAATCCTCTTTCTCTATTTAATTGAGCAACTTCTTCTGATAACTTTCTTCCAATCTGTTTTTGTCTTATTATTTCTCTAGACTCTGGGGTAAATCCTTTATTTGCTAATCTTAATTTTTCCCTAGTTTCTCTAGAAACTGGAAGTCCAGGATTTCCCCTTCCTCCTTTTGCTTTATTGTATCCTTTCTCAATATTTGTTGAATCAAATTCAGATATCCAGAATTGTTCTCTATCATCAGAAATTGATTTATCACATTGTTCTAAAATCTCTATTGAAAAATCATTTATTCCATTTCTTATTATAGCAAAATGTAATTCTGATTTAGGATTTTTAGTTGCAGAAAATTTATGTTCATTAAGTCTTGTAGAAATAGATCTACCAGTTTGACCAATATAAATTTTATTTTCTGTCTTACTTGTTAGTTTATATATATTATACATAGTATATTCAAATTAATGTTTATACTATGTATAACGTATATATTAGTTATTTTGTTGCACAGTCTTTACGAGAAATACAACTTAATCTATGACATCCATTATGAGCTCACCACACGCTCTTGGGTCTCTCACCATTATACCTACTTCACCTAAGAAGTGTACCGAGTAACCGTCTTTTGCGTTAGAACGTAAAGTATTTATAGATTTACCATATCCAGCTCCAGGGGTTACAGAACCACCAGTATGCCACATAACCATTTCTCTATCTTTTCTTGCTACCTTAACTACGTTAGCTTCACCATCTCTTGTACCGAAGTCTAAGAATGTAAATCTATAAGATTCAACTGGTTTACCTGTAATTGGATGCAATTTACGATTATGTACGATATCGTCATATAAAGGTAAGTGTTTAACTGTTAACTCGATACCATTAGTCATACGATAAGTTGTGAACTGACCACCTAAGGTTAATTCTTGACCATTACCAGTAATAAATTTAGTATCAATTAAGTTGAATGCTCCCATTTTTTCTTTCAATACTCGGTCAAACTCACGCATACCCATCTCTCCAGTGAAGGCTACGAATTTACGTTCGTTAGTTCCTAACATATTGTAAGACATATCAAACAAGAAGTCTTCTAACAAGTCAGCATTTAATTCAGTGTAATATCTACGATTAGAAGGAGCAATCTGTTGTAACAGGCCAGCTCCAATATAAACTGGACGACCGTTAGTTCCCATCAAGTCGGTAGTACCATCTGGATTAGCATTGTATTTAGAATAAACTAATTGTCTTTCAAGACGTTTGTTCCACTCACGAGC